AACGTCATCGGCTCTAGCGAAGATTCGGGCATACTGAACCGCCTGAGAAGCATCGTTCCTACCACTAAATTCAATTTCACCTATGGAATCATCATCAGCAGGGCCAGAAGAACTTCTATCTAGCTTCAGCGAGGGGCCAGCGGAAGCACCGCCGTTGGTGCATTCTATGGTGATTCCATCATCTTGGTCTGAAGTGGTAACATGAAGCTTCGTTGAAGGCGAAGAATCCCCGATTCCAATGTTACCTGCGTTTGTAATTCGTAGTGCCTCAGCTATTGTGGCAGAACCATCAGGAACAGTAGAAATAACCAACCTTCCCGGCACATCGTCTGATCCGGGGGTGCCATCTATCGCCGCTGCTATTTGTACGGGTTTAGTAGCAACGTCGCCGCCATCATCAGCAGCAAACTGTATCAATCCCACGGTGTCGCCAGACTGAACGATTGTGCCTCCGGCTGTTGCGATTGAACCGTTTCGACTTTTGCCTAATATAAATCTACAGCCACTCGTATCAGCAGAGTATCGAACAACACCAAGAGTGGTGCCTCCGTTGTCCGTTCCAACAACCCCAAGATGAGGATTAACTCCTGCCACCGCTATTTGCGCGTTGAAACCAAGCATCACTCGGTTGCTGCTTCCTTGGACAAACAGAGCATTCGCATCGGTATCTGTTTCGACACGAAAGTCGAGGTCTTTACTGCCTTCGTTAAAGACAGTTTCGGTAGCGGTCATTTCCATGCGACCGATCACCGTGCCATCAAGCATAGATGCTAATTGCAAAAGCCCGTCTTCCGTGCCATCACTTGCGTCCACTATTCCTGCACGAATTCTTGCGTAGGTAGTGTCTTCACCGGCATCATTTTTTCCTTGAAAACTCAAACGGCCAATTGTATCACCGTCTGCTGGCGAACTAGATTCCCGATCAAAAACAATCAAAGGCCCGGAACTTGCATCCGCATCTGTAGAACGGACAGTAAGCGCCGCTTCATTGTCATCTACTTCACTGGTCAGACCGTTAACGTGCAGATCAGTAAAAGCATCGACCATTTTTCCGCCAGAGCCAGCACCGTCAGAGTAGATAGCTTTTACGTCACCATTACGGATCGTAACCGTAGCGCCAGAGCCTTGCTTAATAATGATCGACTGTGATCCGCTCGTTGCGTTTTCGATAAACCACAGCTTGCTGACCGTGTTCGGCCCTATAGTGATTGTGCAAGTGCTATCAAGTGTGCCGGTGTATTGAAGATAGATTGACCTGCCGGGATCGGTAGCGCCATCAGCAATGGTAGTAGTATGCGTATCAGCATTGGTCGTAATAGATTCCGTCCCAAAAGAAAATGCCTCAGCTATAAGCTCAAGATTAGTATTCGTACTGGTTCCCCAAGTGCCCGACTCATCGCCAGTAGCAATCTCTTTTAGGCGTAAATCATTAACGTAAGTTGCCATTTATTTTCTCCGACCTTTCGTCTTAGGCTTAGGTTTTTTCATCGAAGCAACGTGTTTTTTCAAAGTCTCTGCTTGCTTCTTATGAGTCTTAGATGCTTTTTCTAATCCTTTAATAACCTTGTTTACTTTACGAACCATTAGGCTACCTCATCCCAATCAGGAATTTGAGTTGTAGTAACATCAGCCCAGCTTGGTGTTTGACTATCTGATATTTCTGACCAACTTGGTGTTTGAGTATCTGATATTTCTGACCAGCTTGGTGTTTGAGTTGTAGAAACATTTGAATAACTTGGCGTTTGACTAGCATCAACCAACCCCCAAACATTAACTTGTGTAACTTCTCCACTGCCTGTAACGCCAACAACTTCAGCGATTGCACTACCTGTGACTGTAACACCACCAACATCTGCTGTTGCTTCATTGCCAGTGACCGAGACATTTGCAGCAGCCTCGATTGTAACAGTGCCAGCCGCTCCAGTAGCAGCAATGCCGGTAACAGTAACATCCGCATCAGCGGTAACAGAAACCGTTCCAATAGATCCAGTTGCTGCCACGCCTGTAATAGATACATCGACACCCGTCCCTTGGACGATTGTGACCGACCCGATTGACCCTGTGCCAGAAACGCCTGTGATAGAGACATTTGCGTCTGCGCTGACTGTTGTGGTTGTGACCGCACCAGTGGCAGTAACGCCTGTAACTGGTACTGGACTTGGCTCACCCCATGTGCCATCACCCCAAGCACCTCTGCCCCAGCCGGTAAGATTCGACATTTAAGCAATACGAATAATTGCATTGCTTGCATCAGCGGTGGGGAACTGAATAGTGAAATCACCTGATGTGCTTGTTTTATCTGCACCAAAAGCCAACGAGCAAACAGATGGATCACCTGATGCACTATCATTAAATATCAATGCACCATTAGCCGTAATGCTGCTAGAACTAAATGTTAAATTTGCAAAATCTGTAAACCCCGTTGTGCCAGATGATGTTGGATCAACTCTAGTAAGTGCTGCTCCCTTTGCTGTATATCCTGTACCAGACACCTCGTTAGAGGTTGTATAAGCTGTTGTACTAGCGCCTAACGTCGCAGAACTTGTATACAGGGCAAGATTGAATGTACTGCCCCCAGAGCTTTTAAAGTTATGAACCGCCTCTAACAACTCTTTCTTAAATGACGTACACATCGCTGTTGATATAGCCACTACAGTCTCCTAATAATATCTGCCATATCTTTTTGATTCTGGCTCTCTAGTTCTGCGATCAATGTTGTCCGATCACTTCTAATTGCTTCTTTCATATACAAACAAATTGTAGCATATACAGACTGTTTAAACGCCTCTGCTTGATCTGCGATCAGTGGATGGCAGTCTCCACCAACACTCACTATCCGATCTGTTGCTGTTTTTGCCCAAAACTCTGGATCATGTCCTTTATTTTGTGTAGTTACAACGAAACATTCCCCAATAGCTGTGTCAATTACCTCACTCATCTATTAGTTTGCAATGCTGTTTGACCAGTTCTGTAAGCATCTGTTCTATTGTAGCCATCACCCTCTAGCTTCAACTGCCCAAGAGCCGTTTCAAATTGCGATGTGTATATCTGTAAAATATCTGCTTCGCCCTTCATAAACACATATGCTTGAACTAATGATCCAAATAACAAAGCATTGTCTGCATTTGTGCCAAGCCAGCTTGTGCCATCAGATGAAACAGTAATAGATTCTGGTTGATAAAAATAATGAAGCTCTGCGGTAAAGTTGGCATTTGGTGTTGGGCCAACAATAAACGTGCCTTCATCAAAAATGCCGTAATACTTTGGGATAGAGGTAGTGGAAGCTACTGGATAAGCCTCTCGAATAAAATTTACATCTTTAAATATCAAGAATTCATATCCTGAATTATCAATAGCTAAGGAGTATGGAAACAAAAAGTCTGTTGGCATAGATAGATATTTGTTCCCTAATGTGAGAGTGCCAGTAACATTCTTGCGAAAGTCTGGTAGCTGAATTGTTCGTAGTATTATTTGCTCTGCATTACGCACGAACAAACCAATGTTATTTACAAAGGTTGTTTCTGTATTCTCAGTGTAATCTTTTATTGCCTGAGTCAGTGTTGTATATGTCCATGCCATTAGGTTGTTACCACTGTTACTCGGCCTATTTCGCCTTTTATATCTAACCCAACAGTTCGAGACCCAAGCTCTGTAATACCGCCGCCAACAGGATCAAATGACCCTAAAATGCGGCTTTGTTGTAATGATGTATCTGGTCTTGGATTTCTAAGAGATTGTGGATCAGACATCTTCATTCTGCCCAACTCGTATTGAGGATTATCTTTATCCAATACATCAAAGCCGACCCGAAACCCTGTGTCTCTACCATCCCTTATTAAAGGAACAAGATCTCTTAGCGCGTATCGGAATCCAGTTACATCACAAAATCCAAACGCATATTTACCTCTAGCATAAATACTCAATATCTATACCCTCCGGGCACAAAGAATAAAGACTCTTTACCTCGATCTGCATCAACGGCTTGCTTCCATTGCTCTTCATATAACTGCTTGAGCAACGGTATTCTGTCTTGCAACTCTGGTTTTTTTAACGCAACAAAATATGCTAAACCTGCCACTAAGCA